ATTTATGAACGAAAAAAGTTGCAAGAATTGTAGAAAACATGATGACTTCACATGGGTTTGTTTCAATGGCGATAGCGAATATTGAGCAGACTTTACGGAACCAGAGTGCTGTTGCGAGTTTTGGGAGGGTGTTGGAAATGAACAAAATATCAGTATTGTACATTGCAGTCAATTATAAAGACGCAGATTATTTTCTAACAGAATTATTCGATAAAATACATAACATAACATCAATAATACAGTTCAATAAGAAAACACTTATTTTAGAAACGGAAACATGCATTGTAGGGACTTTCATTATTAATTCACCTCATAGAACAAAAACACTTCGTAGTGCTGCCAGTTATTTTTTGCAAAGCGACAAACCGTTTGAAATGCGAATAAGTAGAATTGATGAATTGTATAATTCTTTGCACTATGGAGACTTATGGCTTGGAATTAATGCGAAAGAAATTACAAAAGAACAGTTTATTAAAATATTACTGTACGGAGATATAAAATGAAAGTTTTTGGTAAAGAAATCAACGACGAATGTTCAAACTGCGGAAACATCCTTGAATGTGAATTGTTTCGGCAAGGGCATGGTATAAAACAGGAACGTGAAAACATAGCTAAAATGATTGCCTGTCAGATGAAGCACAGGGAGAAGAGGGAATTTGAATGCTAGATTTACTTGATAAACGCAATTGTCCTGTTTGCGGTGGAATATTGAAATGCGAAAATGCCGATTTCACAAACCCTTTTATAGAAAAAGGACTCTTTTTAAATGTGACATGGCAATGCACCAATTGCGGCGCTGAATATACCGCAAAACTTGAATTAACTTCAAACGGATATGATGTGCAAGACCGTGAAGCACATATTGATGTAGAGGATAATTTTTCAGCCGAAAAATTTATGCTTGGAAGAGACAATTTTCGAAGACAGAGGTGGTAAATATGAAATTTGAGGATATGGCAAACTGGACAGAAGAACAGTTGAAAAATGAAGTTGTTCGTTTGGCTGATGAATGCGAGAAAAAACAGCATATAATCCTGGACTATAAAGCTTTATCGGAGACACTTAACCAAAAGCTTCTTGAAAATGATAACTGGAAGATTCCGATTGATGGAATTGAAAATGTAGATACTGGTCATCCATCTATAGAATGGTATGAACAACGACACCGGGATGACTGTATTAGAATCAACGAGTTAACTGTTACTGTTGACACATTGGTTGACCGATACGCTAATTTAAGGAAAAACAAAGGAATGTGCTGATATGGGCGAAAAGAACGAATTAAAGCATTTCTTTACATGTAATGGAAAAGTTATTGAAACAATACCAGAGATTTCAATTTCGGATGGTACTGTTATCGAAGGCGGTATTCTTCACAGAAATGAGGACGGTACACTTTGTAGCATAGGCAAGCCGTTAAGTATTGAACTTGAATGTAAATTCAGTGATGAACTATTTTGGACACTAGTTGCCCCAAATCAAATAAAACAGAACAATTTCCGAAAAATGCATGGCATTCCGAAACGGAGGAAAATTAATGGATCAAGAAAAAATAAGCATTGAAGAAGCCATGAAAATTGGTTTTAAGAAAATACCAAATAACTGCTTAAAAATGAATAAAAAGCCAAAATTTAGACAAATTGCTGGAAGAAAAGGGAAACGGAAATTTGATAATGTTTTTAAATCTGTTGCGCGGCGAATGATAAAAAGGGCAGCCAAAGAGGGAAGACCAATAAAGCATAAAAGAAATAGAAAGGTAAATAAATGAGCATTAAGTCAGCATTAGAATCCGAAGGAATAGATTTTTCTGAATACATGAACCCACCCGAACCGTGGAATGGACAGGCATTATTGAGGAATATCAATGGAGTGAAATACGCCTGTTGCCCTTTTTGCCAAAAGAAAGCACTTCTGATTAGCCCAAACACGAAGATTCAGCACTTGAAGTTAAAATGCAAGGGAAGCAACTGCAAGAAAGAGTTCGAGGTGAATGTATGAAAGAATTAATCAGCCCTGTTCCGATTGAAATTACTGATCTTGGAATGGAACTTTATGCTCAAATTGAGATTGAAGAAATTCTTCTCACATCATATCCACCAATCCAAAAAACTATTTTAAAATTCATCACTGATTTCACCGTGCCCAGATTTGGCAATTATTCGATAAAAATAAAAAATGATGATGCGGTGATAAAATGTTATGTTGGAAACACTTTAGGCACTTTCATTCAGAAAGACGCAGGTGAAAGAACTGTTGCTGAATGGTATAAAGTTATATCACGCTCGGAAAAGCATGGAAGAGACAATCCGCTGAATTGCCAAATACTTCCACTATCACCTTGCCAAAATGCAAATAAGACATCCGAATGCGACCATGATTTTGAAAAATGTGAGATATCTAATCCTTATAATTATGATTTTGATGAATTTAAGCCATGTGACTCTAATCAACGTTTTCATCCGTATTATTGTAAAAAGTGCGGAATACTTATTTTGAAAAAAATAGTTGATAATGGACGAGGAGTAGACAAATTTTTATGGGAGGAATAAGAATGAAAAAGATACCAACATTATTTGAACGAGAATTCAAAGACCATAAGGTTGTAAAGGTTCTTCCAAAAGTGCATCCAGGTATGGAATGGGTACTTGAAGGAGAAGGGATTGCAACGGTCAAATATGATGGTTCTTGCTGTGCAGTAATTGACGGAAAATTTTATAAACGATACGACTGCAAGAAGGGTAAAATACAACCAGAGGGATTTATCCCTTGCTGTGATCCAGATTCCATTACAGGTCACTGGCCTGGATGGGTAAAGATTGATGAGAATGATCCGTCTGATAAGTGGTTTGTAAAAGCGTATAATTTTTCAATGCAATGTAATCTTAGCCCATGGGTGGACGGCACGTATGAAGCTATTGGAAAACATTTTAATGGAAATCCATATAACTATAATTACGATGACCTTATCCCACATGGGAGAAATATCGTTGAAGTCGAACGTACATTTGATGGAATCAAGAAATATCTTTCCGAACACGAGATAGAAGGATTAGTTTTCTGGAAGGACGGAAGCCCACAATGCAAAATCAAACGTTCAGATTTTGGCTTTGAATGGCCAGTCAAGAAGGAAAGGGAGAGTTTATGAAGAAAATATTTTTTGCTGCGTTATTATCAATGATGCTGTTTGGATTAACAGCATGTCAATCGACAACAAAGAATTTGGGTGGGACAACCACAATAAAATTAAAACCAGGTGTAAAACTGGAAGAAATCACATGGAAAGACGATGATTTGTGGTATCTTACTCGACCAATGAGAGATAACGAATCAGCCGAAACACATACATTTGACCAGTCAACTGATTTTGGTTTCGAAGGTCAAGTAATTATTATTGAGAAGAATAAATAAATCAGTCAGAGAGCCACATGAGAGCCAGACTAAATCCTAAGAAGAAAGGAGGTCTGGCTCTATTTTTATGGAAAAAATTACAGAAGGCTCGCTCGAATGGTATCGGACAGTCCTAAATCAGATTATCAATAGTGATATGACAATCTATCAGAACCAAAAAGATTGCCTCGATTTGCTCTTGAACATGAATATTGACCTTCCTTTCGACAAGAACCAAGAAGCACGGAAAATGGCTATGAAAGTAAGTCAATACTCACATAACATAGCAGAGAAGTGTGCTGCATTAACTGGTAGTGGTGACTTTGACGATATCTACTGGCAGTATTTGTTACTGGAAGCACCACATTTATTTGAAAGTTACTTGCTTTATATGGAAAAAAATAGACCGGACAGCAAGAAATTTTATATTCCACGAAAAAAAACACTACATGTGGTAGCCAAAGACCTACAAGATTTGGAAGAAAGAAAGATAGAGTTTTACGGTTTATCACTTCCAAGCCGTGTTGGAAAATCCACTATGTGTATTTTCTTTATGTCATGGATAATGGGAAAAAGACCGAATAGTCATAGTGCTATGGGCGGTCATTCTGGAAAACTGGCAAAAGGATTTTACGGAGAACTTCTTAACCTCATTAATACACAGGAATACAACTACAGTGAAATTTTTCCACAATCGAAACTTCAAAAACAGAGTGCTGATGATTTTGAAATAAACCTGGACAAGCCAGACAGATTTGCAACAATGACTTGCCGTGGTATTGAAGGTACTTGGACAGGTGCCGTTGATATTTCTTCCGATGGGTATTTGTACGTGGATGACCTTGTAAGAGATAGACAACATTCATTAAGTCCTACCCGATTAGAAAATACATATCAAGAATATCTAAACAAGATGGTTGACCGTAAGATTGATGGTGCAAGAGAACTTATGGTTGGAACCAGATGGAATTTATATGATCCTCTTGGAAAGATTGAGAAGCTAAATCGGGATAATCCAATGTATCGGTTTAGAAAAATTCCAGCTTTGAATGATGAGGGTAAATCGAATTTCGATTATGAGTATGGCGTTGGATTTTCAACAAAATATTATGTCGATATGAAAGCTAGGCTAGATGCTAACGAATGGGAAGCCAAATATCAGCAAAAGCCCTTCTTGCGTGAAGGAATTGTGTTTGCAGCTGACGAATTGAGATATTATAACGGCGTTCTTCCAGAAGGTGGATTTGTTAAAAATGTTTCTGCCTGTGATGTTGCGTGGGGTGGTGGTGATAGCTTATCAATGCCAGTGGGTGCAGAATACGAAAATGGAGATGTGTATATTTATGACTGGATTTTCAGCACGGCACCAAAAGAAGGAACATTGCCATTAGTTGTTGGAAGAATCATGGGTAATAATATTCAATCCATCAATTTTGAAGCAAATAATGGTGGAGATATGTATGCCTATTATGTAAATGAACGGTTGAAAGAACATAAATACGCTTGCAGCACGACCAGTACAAAAGCACCTTCAAAACAAGCAAAAAAAGAAAAAATAAATCAATATTCCGGGGATGTTAAGCAAAATTTTATATTTTTGGCTCCGAAATATCAAGATAAACAGTATCAAAAGGCTATGGATGAATTAACTACATTCGTCTATATTGGCGATAATGAACATGATGACGCCGCCGATGGAGTTACACAGCTTGCAATAACGCTTGTCGGCAAAAGATTTGCAGAAGTAAAAGCAACCAAAAATTTTATGTGGGGAAGGAGATAGAGTATGATGACTACAGCTCAATATTTACGCCAGATTGAAAATTATGATAACAGAATCAAAAACAAGCTTATCGAAGAAGAACAGCTCAGTTCTCTTTCCACAAGTGTATCTGCAATTCCTGTTGGAGAAAAGGTACAAACTTCTGTAAAACGTGATCCGATGGGAGATATGGTTGCAAAGATATTTGATCTGCGAGAAGAGATTTCAAAAATGATATCCGAATTTTTACAAAAAAAACAGGAAATAGTCCGAACCATAGAACAGGTTGAAGACCCGTTGCTGTACAACATACTATTTAAGCATTATGTTGAGTACAAATCATTGGTTCGTATCGCAGACGAGATGGGTTATTCAGAGATTCACATTAAAAAAAAGCATTTAAAAGCCATAGCAGAAATAAAAAAGATAAAAGGTTTTGAAAGATGATACCGAAGTATACTGAATGATACCGCCAATATGTGTAAAATATAAAGTAGAGCATTGGATTGAAATATCCAGTGCTTTTTATTTTGCAGAAAGGATGGTTCGGCTCGTGAGAAATACAATGAATTTTGTAGATTTATGCCGAGGTGAGTTCGGGCGAAAAGTAGCCTACACAGGCGTTGACCGAATCACTCCACAAAATGTAGTAAAAGTAGTATCAGATACAATTGGCATACATAATAGAAACCGAACATTAATTGATTACTTGTATCGGTACATGAAAGGCGATCAGCCGATATTATACCGAAACAAAATAGTCCGTCCAGAAGTTAATAACAGAGTGGTTGAAAATCACGCATTTGAAACTGTAAAATTTAAAGCTGGACAGATTTGTGGGGAGCCAATTCAATATGTATGCAAAAAGAAAAAAGCAGATAAAAAAATAAATGAGCAAGTTGACCTACTGAATGATTATCTGGATGAAGCCAATGCAGATGCAAGAAACATCCAGAGAGCAATATACCAAAGTGCAACAGGAACATCTTATAAGGCTATTCTGAAAGAAGAGGACTGGACAAAAAACGGAGATTTACCACCGTTTAGAATCTTCATTCCATATCCAGGTGATTGTTACATTGTATACTCACAGAGAAATGGGAAACCAATGCTTTCCGTGCAGATTTTAAAAGATGAAGATGAACAGCAATATTATTTATGTTATTCAAAGAACCAGTTTTTTGAAATCAAGAATGGAAAAGTAACCAACTACGGCATCAATGGTTTTGGCGGGATTCCTATCGTTGAATGTCCGAATAATCACGACAGACTTTCAGATGTTGAAATTGCAATCACCTTATTTGATGCAATTAATAAATATCAGTCTGATAGATTAAATGGCGTGGAACAGTTTGTGCAAGCCTTTATGAAGTTTAAAAACTGCGAGATAGATGAAAACGAGTTTTTGAAAATGGTAAAACTTGGTGCTATCTCTGTTAAAGATACTGGAAATGGCTGTCAGTCAGATGTTGAACTGATGACCGCTGAACTGAATCAATCAGAGAGCCAGGTTGCAAAGGATGATATCTACAATAATATGCTGATTGTGGAAGCAATGCCAAACCGCCAAAGCAATAGCGGAGGAGATACAGGAAATGCCGTATACCTTCGCAATGGATGGGATTTCGCAGAGAGAGATGCAAAATTGGTAGAAGCATTCACCAAGGAAGCTGAAAAGGAATCTGCCAGAATTATTCTGAATATTATCCGTGGTACATCAAATGATGTTAATATCTCAACCAGAGATTTTGATGTAAAGATAACCAGAAACCCAACAGACAATATGCTTGTAAAAGCACAGGCTCTTGATTATCTGTTCAAAAATAAAATTCATCCGCTTATTGCGCTGATCACCTGTGGGCTATTTAGTGATCCACAAAAAGTTTACGAAATGAGCCTTCCTTATCTTGGAACAATTTATCCAGAACTGGCAGACCCGGAAGAGGAAATGAAGAAAGCACAGCAATTACTTGACGGAAAGTTTCAAAATCCGTCCAAAACAGAACCAATGGCAAATTCTACATCTAACGAAGAATGAACCAAATTTCGATTATTTAAGGAGTTTTAGAGAAATCTAAGGCTTCTTTTTTAATACCCAAAATCAAATAAATTGCAACAGCCCGTGAGCGTAAATCGGGTACAGACCATGTGCGGAGCGAACCGTGTTGAAAAAGCGTATTGGACTGGAAGAAAGGAGATTTCAATGACAAGAGAACAGGCAAAACAGGCACTTATCGGTATGGGAGTTGCAGAACCTTCCGAGGAACAGGTTTCTAAGCTTCTTGATTCTATTTCTGCTGAAACTAAGAAAGAGAAAGACAAAAATGTTTCTCTGAAGGAAAAAGCTGAAAAAGCAGATTCCCTGGAAAAAGAGTTGGAAGAGTTGAAAAAGCAGAACATGACCGAAGCAGAACGGCTAGAAGCTGAACGCAAGAAAGAAAAGGAAGCAGTGGATAAGGAGTTAGCTGATTTGAAAGCTGCGCTTGCAGAATCCAACAAAAAAGCCCTTACCAGTGAAATTACTTCTATGTTCGCAAATGCAGGACTTTCAACCGAAACATACGCGAGTGCTATTAAAGCATACGCATCTGCACCGTATGAGAAACCAGAAGATGTAATGAAAGAAGTCGAAACTTTTGTTAAGGGAGTTTCCGAAGCAAATAAAACAGCACTCGATACCGCAAAGGCAGCTTGGGAGAAAGAAGCATTAGAAAACACTCCGAATCCGGGTGGTGGTAGCGACGGCAAACCTACAGTGAAAAGCGATGCTGCTGAATTTGCAAAAGCTTACTCAGCAAAAATGAACCAGGAAACTAAATCAGCGGACGATAACGCCCCTGTAAATATTTAAGTAAAGGAGATATAAATAATGGCTTTTATGAAAACAGAGCAGTATGAGTCCACTCCAAATATTCTCGAATCCGAGGTCGGACTTGTACTTAAAACCTACACAGCAGACCAGACAAATGCTAAAACAGTTGGAACTAAGAAAATTATTAAAGCAGGTTCCGTATATCCAACAAATGCGACAGGCGCAATCGGCATTGTATTTGAAGATGTTGATATGACAGATGATACCAAGAGACCAATTTCCGTGATTGTCGCAGGCCGTGTTCTCGAAAAGAGACTTCCAGTAACAGTTGACACTACTGCAAAAACAGAGCTTGAAAAAACCGGAATTGTTTTTGTAGTCACAGAAGACCCAGTATTTTAAGGAGGTATGACAAATGCCATTTAATGTATTAGAAACAATCACAGAGGAAGAGAGACTTAATTTCTCCCAGAGTTTTGATGTAAAAAGACCTGGCATCCTCGGTACTATTTTCCCGGATACAAAAACCCAGTATCTGAAAGCAGAGTATTACAGACTTATGGCTGGACAGCGACTGCCAGAGGTAGCTTTTGTTCACGCACTTGATACCGAAGCAGAAATCGGTTCCAGACCTGGCTTTGAAAAGGTATTGACCGAGAAACTTTTCATCAAGAGAAAAATCAATCAGTCTGAGCGATTACAGCAAGCAATCGAAAATGGTGTTCCAGATGACAATAATCTCAAAAAATTTGTATTTGACGATGCAGCCAATCTTTTTGAGGGCGTAGTCGCAAGGGCGAATGTAATGAAAGGCCAGTTCCTTTCCACTGGTATTGTAAAAATTAAGGAAAATCATGTGGATATGAGCATTGATTACGGCGTTACATCTGATGCAAAAGTAACACTTACTGATTGGTCTAAGCCAGACGCAGATATCATGGGCGATATCTCAAAGATGGTAGCCATTGCAGAAGATAACGGATATGTGGTAAACAAAGCTCTTACTTCTCTCAATATGATTAATTACATGCGGAACAATACTGCAATGCAGACCGCAGTTCTTGGAGCTGCAAACAAACGTCTTCTGACAAAACAGGAGCTTACAAATCTGCTTATGCAGGAGTACGGATTCACAATTGATCGTTGTGATGAAAAATATCGTTACAGAAAAGCAGACGGAACTTTGAAAACAGGAAGATACTTCAAAGAAGATGTGTTTACTTTGTATGAAGCAAATGCGAATGGTTCCTTTGGTTCCGGTCTTTGGGGCGTAACTCCAGAAGAGCTTGAATACAGACAGTTTATCCAGGAAGAGAATCGTTCCTTTGTTACTCTTTCCATGTGGGCTACACCAGACCCAGTTGCAGTGTGGACAAAAGCATCCGGTATGTTTGTTCCGGTCGCACCGAAAGCTAACGGCGGTATCGTTATCGGTACCAAGGCGGGGGAATAACCGGGCATAGTCTCGATGAAAACAGCCAGTCACCATCTGTAGCAAGTGCTTATGATGAATCAACACATAAGTATACAGAAAGCGAGTTGTCTAATATGACTGTATCTCAGTTAAGACAACTCGCAAGTGATAACGGCTATGCCCTGACAGCAACTAATAAGGCTGGAATAATATCAGAGATTTTATCTCAGCAAAGGTAGGTGATTAAATGGACGAACAGCTTATAGAGGATTTGACAAATTATCTTGAAGATGATGCAGAAACTGCGAGGATGATTCCTCTTTCGGCAAAGAGGGCTATTCGTTCATTTAAGAAAAAAAGGAATTATCCTTCATCTTACAGTGATGAAAAAATAAATTCCGATATGGAAAACTGCTATGATTGCATATTTGATTTGGCTCTTTTCTTTCTGGTGAAACAGGGAGCTGAATTCCAAGGATCACATTCCGAATCTTCTGTAAACAGAAATTGGACTTCCGAAACTGAAATTTATGTAAATCATGGTGTTTTTCCATTTATCGGATTCTAAGATGGTGTGTGCGTGATACGTCAATCCTCCCACGTATCGCAGGGGTGCTTCAAATTAGGTGGGTAGAAGCAATATCTTAAAAAATGGGAGTGATGGAAAGGAATAGCGATGGGATGTGAACACGAGTGCGTCAACGAACACCGCTTAAAAGAATTGGAAAGTGCCGTCCATGAGATGAAAGAAAAGCATTCCAAAAGGGATGGAGTTTTTTTTGAACGTATCAATGCTTTAGAACAGAAAATTGCTTTATACAACAATGACTTGGGACACATTAAGGATACAGTTGACGAAATGAACGACAATTTAAAATCACTCATGGAAAAGCCAGGAAAGTTACAGGACAAAATAATTGCTTATGTCATAACTGGCATAATTGGTATTGTTTTAGGCTTTGCCCTAAAAGGCATTTTCCCGGTGTAAATATTGATTCCACTACAGGGAGGACAGTGGAATGGATGATTATAAAGACTTTTCGGAAGATGAAAGAATCTTCTATTTGCGTGAAGCTGGATTTGATTCCAGAGAAAAGGAGTTATTCCGATTGCGTGTTTATGAAGAAAAAACGCTTGCAGAAGCTTCAGAAATCATGGGCTACAGCACGAGAACCGTAGACCGCATAAACAGAAAATTAAAGAAGAAAATTATGAAAGTTGCCCCGATGTATTGTCGGGGCTTTTCTTTGTATTCATAAAATGTGGCGTATTTATGGCGTTATCATGGCGTGTTAATCAACCTCTTATTATTGTAAAATATAGTTATAAAAACAAGGGAGGTTTGAGATATGCAGTATGGTAATCCGTATTTTGCGCAACCATTTCAACAAATACAGCCGTATCAAGATAGATTAGCACAATTGCAGAATAGTTATCAGCAGGCAATGCCATACGGACAGGCACAGATTCAGCAACCAATACAACAAATGCCACAAGTACCACAAATCCCCATGTTGCAAGGACAGATGGTTGATGGCATTGATACTGTAAAGGCAAAAGACGTAGATATGTCTGGGAACCCTGTCTATTATCCAAAAACTGACGGTACAGAAGTTTACCGAAAACAATTACAGGCAGATGGAAGAAGTAGAATTTTCACTTATAGACTTGTAAATGAAGGAGAACAACCAGAAAGCAATAACACAAATCAAGTTGATATTGTTTCGCTGATTAACCAACTTCGTGATGATGTTCACGCAGAGATTTCTGAAATTAAAGAATTATTGCCAATACAATCTGAACCGCCCAAGACACAGAAGGGAGGTAATCAGAGATGAATTTCAACCCAAATACAATAATGAAACAAAAAATTCAGCAAATGATTTCTCAAAGGTTCGGAAGTGTTGATAACATGATGAACGATATGAGTAAATTTGCTGGAAACAATCCAACATTAAAAAATGCTCTGGATTTGTACAAACATGGTGATACAGAACAGTTGCATCAAGTTCAGCAAAATATATTTAAAGAAAAGAATTTTTCTCCCGAAGGAATTTTAGAAAAATTTTTAGGGATGAAATAACTTCCCCATAATTGGGTGATTCAGAATCGCTACAATTTGGGATGACAGCCGCGGATGTCTCCTATTGTAAATAAAATTTAAGGAGACTAAAAACATGATGAATGGTTCAAATTATAGTCTTAGCGACATTGCAGCCGCTACAGGCTCTAATAACCGTGCAAATGACATGTGGGGCGGCGATGGTTTTTCCCTTATCTGGCTTGTCCTTATTTTCGCAATCTTCGGCTGGGGCGGTTTCGGAGGCTTTGGCGGCTGGGGCGGCAATGGTGGAAACGGTACAAATGGTGCAGGTTTCCAAGGATGGGCTACCAGAGCGGATATCAACGAGGGCTTTGCTCTGAATGATATTCAGAATGGTATCAGAGGTATTCAGCAGGGCATTTGTGATAGCACATATGCGCTTAACAATACCATGCAGAGCGGTTTCAACGGCGTGAACGTCGGAATGCTTCAAGGTTTTAATGGCGTTCAGCAGGCAATCAATGCTGATACTGTAGCTGGTATGCAGAATACCAATGCATTACAGTCTCAGTTAGCAAGTTGTTGCTGCGAGACCAGAGAAGCCATCCAGGGTATCAACTATAACCTGGCTACCAACACTTGTGCATTGCAGAACACAATGAATAACAACACCAGAGACCTTCTGGAAAATCAGAACAGCAACACGAGAGCGCTGTTAGATTTCTTAACTCAGGATAAGATTGCAACATTACAGGCAGAGAATTCTGATCTGAAACGTGCTGCTTCCCAGGATCGCCAGTCTGCATTGCTTACAACTGCAATGGCTTCTCAGACACAGCAGTTAATCAATGCAATCAATCCTGCTCCGATTCCTGCATTCCAGGTTCCGGCTCCATATGCATACGCAGGATGCAATACATATGGTAACGGTTGTTGCTAAGTAACTCACCCTTAGAGGTTGACTAAATTCTAAGAGGTGGGTTGCGGCTCACCTCTTATTGATTGAGAGGTAAAAAATATGGCATGTAAGAATGTTTGTAAGCTTTGCAATCACCTTGTGCTGTCTACTGCAATTGCATTCACAGGTGGAAATCTTGTGGTTACTATCCCGGAAGGAAGCTACAACAATGGAGAAAAATACTGCATTGTTTTAGCACAGTCTATTCCAAATGCAACCACAATTACTGCCCCAGTTATGATTCAGATAGGAACAGGAACAACATTGTATCCGCTAGAGAATCGTTGCTGTGCACAGGTAACAGCATGTGGCGTAAGAACCAGAACAAAATATGCAACCAGAGTTGCAACAAGTGCTACTGGTGGAGCGTTCAAAATGTTAGGAAATCCGGCATGTAGTCCGAACAATAATCTGACTGCAATCAATGGTACAGCCCCAGCAGCAGACGCACCTGTTACACAGGCTGTTAGAAAGGGGGCACTGTAATGCATAAAGTTGCAATGGAAATGGGAAAATGGGCTATGGAAAAAGCCAAAACACATGGCTTTGATAATCTCAGTGCTCAAGATTGGGACGATTTGAAAGACTGCATGGAAGCAGTAAAATGTGCGATTTGCGCTGATAAAGATTATCGCATTGTGGAAGCTATGGATGAATGCGAACAGGAAGAAAAGTATCTTGGACGCATGGGATATGACCGTTACCGCTATTCAAATGGGCGTTTCGCTCCAAAAGGTAGGGGAACCAGAAAAGGTTATAGACCATATCTGTACATGGAAGACGATGACTGGATGGACGAGTATTTAAACAATCCAGAATTTGAGCACAATATGTACCGCATGGGATATCATCCAGACCGTAGTGATATGGAAATGGGTGACATGAATCGGAAGAAATCCAGATATGGCGAATCCTATGATAGATACGATGAGAATCGTAGACACTATCATGATTCCAAAGACACGGAATCCAAAAGAAAAATGGATGATTCCATGAAGGAGTACACATCTGACATTATCCGTAATCTCACTGAAATGTGGTCAGATGCAGATGCAACGCTCAGACAGTCAATGAAAGCTGACTTGAACCGACTTGTACAGCAAATGAACTAGAGCAATAAATGAATTAAGCCCTTGTCGCAAATTAATGCGACAGGGGCTTTTTTCGTAGAAAGGATGGTGATAAGCCATGCTAAGACAATTTTATATGAACGGGGACTTATGGAGAGTGCAGTTCGTATCTCCGCACGACAGCGTGTTAATTGACCGTACAGGAAGCAGAACACTTGGAGTATCGGATTATTCCACCCATATTATTTCGATTGCGAACAACCTACATGGAGAACTTTTGAACCGTGTATTTATCCATGAGTTAGGACATTGTGTAATGTTCAGCTATGGTTTACTGCCAGAGCTTCACCGCATGATTAAGGAACGATATTGGGTGGATGCAGAGGAATTTGTATGCAATATTCTGGCAGACTATGGACAGTTTGTTATTGGCACAGCCAGAGATGTTTTGGGAAACCAATTTACATACGTTTCGCCTGTTGGAATGGAAAGGATGATTGCATGAGAGTATTAAGATTTATTGTAAATAATCAAAGAATTTATCCAGATCCCAAGTGCGATTTCTCTGGACTGGTAAAGGGCACGACTGGATATCTTAAAGCGTTGTTTATCTTTTCTCCAGAGTGGAACGGATGTAAAATAGCTGCTTCATTTTGGAGAATGGAAAAAGAATACCCAGTAATACTGAAAAACAATCAATGTGAAATTCCGTCGGAAGCCCTTACTTGGGATTATTTCTCTGTATCTGTCACTGGCGTAAAAGATAACGGAAAATACATTATAACTACTGGTAAAACCAAAGTATCACAGAGGGGGTAGAACATGGCAACAGCACTTGATTTACTTATGAGCGAAAAAGAAGATGTTAATTTGCATTCTGAAGAATCCGATATATGCACAATTGACGCTAAGACAAGGGCTATTTTCGTGCCCTCTACAATCGTAGTTGGTGGTGTACAATCTGACAAGAATGCAGAACGTATTAAATTTTCATGTCCCAAAATTGTAGGAGATAATCTTGATTTATCCAAATTTTCAGTCAGAATTAACTTTGAAAACGTAAGCAGTGTGGATTTTAATGTTTCTATCAAAGACCAATACATTTGTGATGATGTAGCTGTAGATGGAGAAAATGTAACTTTTTCTTGGTTGATTGGAAGAAATGCAGCAAGGTATATGGGAACGGTACGTTTTATTGTTTGCGCTGTTAAAACGGATTCCGATTCAAATATTAGTGTTGAATGGAATACCGCAATATCGGAAGTACCAGTGCTAGAGGGTATCGAGATTGATCAACCACAGATAGGACAGGAAGAAAAAGATGTTATAAATCAGCTTTTGGATCTTACTAAAAACACATCTGCGGAAGCTGTTCAAAATGTAAATTCCGCAAAAGAACAAGCTATTAAGGACATTCAGAGTGTATCACAGCCAGACACTACATTGACTATAGAAGGTGGGCTTGCAGAAGCAAAAGCAACGGGAGAAGCTATTGGTTCGCTAAAGGAAGATTTAGTTGAACTAAAAGAGCCTACTCGCAATTTATTTGTGAGAAGTCTCGGAGATCTCAATGGTGTTTTTTTTACTGATAATGGAGATGGTGGTATCAGAATTACTGGAACATGTACAAAAAGTGGAGAATTAGCAACAGAGATAATACCCGTTTCAGGTGCGTTAGCATTATCATACAAATGCTCAAAAACATATAATACCGATGAAATTTATATAAGATGTAGAAATGTGTCCAATGGTATCAATATCAATGGTACTGTAAGAAATACCTCAAACATTTTTAAAGTTAATATTCCAGAATCTGCTCCTATTACAAAATGTGGAATCACTGTTATCAGTGGTGTTTCTTATGATGATGTTTTTTATATTCAGCTTGAAAAAGGAACTGAAAAAACCGAATTTATCCCGAATGTTTCTTGTGCTGACTATAACATTAGAGAAGAGTATAACAAAACAATAAAAATCATCACCGATGTTGACGGATTGTCTAAACAGCTGTCTAAACAGCTAAAGAAGGAAGAATACAAAGGACACGAATCGTTATCTGAAAAAGAAATTTTTGATATGTGCAAATTCTCCTCTTTAGATTTTGAAAGAGTTATCGACTACAACGAAACTTGGAGTGGTGGAACTGTTGATATTATCGAAGGTAAAAAGTATTTTAGATCAACCTCAAACGGCAATGAGGCAGGATACTACACACGACAACAGAAGTCATTTAAACAGTATATCCATCTGAAGGTTCTCTGCGATAATCCGAAAGATATCGAATACGTTAAGATTATGTTGTCTCCAGTTTCAGGATCCACAGTCAATCGAGCAACATTCGACATTACAGATAGGATTAAATCGGAAGAGAACTATCTGATACTGAATCGATGCGATTCAGATGCTACTCAGTATACTGCTTGGGATGCCATCGAATCTACAGATTTTGTTGTAAAAGCAAAGAGTGATAAATCTGTGAATGTTCTATTTGGAGTAATCAGTACGTATAACAGAAAAGCTCTCTGTAGTATTACTTTTGATGACGGACATATCACCCACTATATAAATGCTTATCCGTACATGGAAGCAAACAACATTCGTGGCGAGATTGCTATGATTACGGATAATGTTGGTGTTGGCAACCATCTTACCAAAAAACAGTTAGCTGATTTGATAGCTCACGGATGGGATATTGGAAGTCACACAAAGAATCATATACACCTCAGTGAAGTGAGTGAAGAGGAACAGGAGTATCAGCTTCTTAAAGCAAAAGAGTTTTTGATTGGTATTCATGCAGGAAAAAGTGCTGGCTTTGTTACCCCTCCTTATGGATCACAGCCTACGGATGCAGTTCTCAAAAAGGTTTGTACTGTTAGAAGATATGCAGTTGATGATTATAACAATCAGCCTATCACAGATTCCTATAGATTAAAAACATTCTCAATTAAGGCAAAAGGAACAACTGTTGAAGAAGTAAAGGAATGGATTGATTATGCTATTCAAAATCAACTTTGGTTAGTATTAACGTTTCATATGATTATGGACTCGGAAATTGATTGGGCTTGGAAAATACAGAATTTCAAGGATACTATTGATTATCTTGTTTCTAATTCTGACGTGATTGATACTGTATCAATTACAGAGGGGTTGTACAAACAGTAGTTATTTAGCTAAAGGGGGCTTTAGTTAAGCAACCAAATTTAAGAAAGAGAGGAAATATGAGAGGATTAGTCCGTCAAAAGCAAAAGGTATATTGGTCACGAATTACTGAAAAAACAAAAGGATTAGACCGCATTAAAGTTTATGAGAAGCCAGTTCTATTCTCTTTTTCTGTATCATCCACAGCCGGAACGCCGGAAGAAATTGCAGCCGGAATAGTGCCAGATTATGATAGGTACATTACAAGCTTTAATCGAAATTTTCATCCACAGGAAGCAGACATATTTTGGATAGACAGAATCCCACAAATAAGAGAGGACGGAAGCCTTATTTTAAATGAAAATGGAGAGCCCACAGTATTGCCAGACTACACTCTAAAGAAGATTTTAGACACACAAAAAGGCAATACTGCCAGATACGGAATTTCTAAGAGAGGGAATGAAGATGGGTAAAACAATAAAGTGTACCTTATCTCAGAAATCAATCCAAAAAGCTATTGATGAATTAAAAAATTATCAAAAATCTTTAAGGAGCAAAAATGAAATCTTCATAAAAAGATTATGTGAATTAGGGATTCCAGTTATTGACCAAAATATTTTAGCAGCACAAGGTGATTCTGATAAGAACCACAATATTTACATCAAAATTAACAGTTTTGGTAATTATGCAGAAGCCCATTTAATATGTGAAGGAATAGACCTTTTGTTTATAGAGTTCGGTGCAGGTATTCACTACAATGGTGCAGCTGGTTCTAGCCCACATCCAAAAGGTGAAGAATTTGGTTATACAATCGGTTCTTACGGACAGGGAAAAGGAAAAAACGATTCCTGGGTATATGTTTCTGATTCTGGAGAATGGGTACGTTCTTACGGTACAGAAGCCACAATGCCAATGTATAAAGCAAGCGTAGAAATCATTCAGAATATCCGCAAAATTGCCAAAGAGGTATTCTCTTCTTAAAGAAGATACCATAATATACTGAATGATACTAACCAATTATGTTATGATTACAGTGTTAAATTGTAGCAAGATATGCAATGCGTTCACTATGAAGGTGGGCGCATTTTTTATTGTGAGGTGACAGATATGCCAGACACAATAGAATCTCCTGTTTTGGAAGTTTTTTCAAGGTGGGGAGCGGCTGTTTCTAAGATTACCGGCGCAGACAATTATTCCATGGATGGGAGCGAGACAAATGCTTCCGGCAAAAAAGCATATGCACAGCTTTATATGCTTGGAAATCCAATTACGAGAGGTGACCTCGAAGGAGATGAATGCGCAACAATGCCATCATTTCAAGTAAATTGCTTCACCTCTGGGAGCAAAGCATTAACCAGATTGTATGAATTGGACAAGATAAGTCACAAAGCTATGGTGAGCATGGGATTCCGTCGTACATATGGACCGGAGCCTATGTTTTTTGG